TACTGGCATAGTGGCTATCTCATGCTCTAGGTTCTCAATGAGTCCACCAATGGCATCAGCAAGCGCGTCACGCATACCCTCTAAAGTAGTCTCGTCCTTGGTTGCATTGCGTAGGGTGGCTAGGGTGCTAATGAGTCCCTTGGCGTCAATGACAGGGGAGCCGTCTTGGGCAATGCTCTCAAACCTGAGACCGCCACCTGTTACTGTGCCGCCCGAGAATTGCCAAGTGTCAGTGCCGTTGTATTTAAGACTCCCCGTTTTTGACCGTAGCTCTATGTGGTTGGGGGTAGAGTTGTTTTCCGCATTACCAGTCGCGCTAATGATGATGCCGTTAGCGCCTTGGTTGGTATCGCCAGCTTTGTATCCGATAGCGATTGAGGATCTTCCCTGACCTGCATACCCAGCATATGAGCCGATGGACACTGCCTCTATTGATTGGGTGTTAAGCCCTGCTGAGTTACCAACAGCCACCGCACTAACGCCTTGATTTGTCCTGCCTGCAGAAGGACCAACAGCGACAGCGTTACTTCCCTGTGTCTCCCTGCCTGCGTCACGGCCTACAGCAACCGCGCTTTCGCCTTGGTCTGAGTTACCTGCATAAATCCCAGCCGCTACGGTATAAGCGCCTTGACCTGTAGAGCCTGCGCTAGAGCCAATAGCTAAAGCTCTATCACCAGCATCAGACTGAGCCGCCCGTAGGTCGCCAGTGATAGTAGCGCCCGGAGCATTAACTTGACCGTATAGGTAAGTGTTTCCGTTGCTGGCAAGAACAAATCGTTCGTCGCCGTTGTATTTAATGGCGATGCTTCCAAACTCGTTGTTGGCTATCTCGTAATTACCAATAGAATTATTGAGATTGATGATTGCGGTGTCGGTGCTTGAGGTGACACTTAGATTGCCATCAGAGACAGAAACATTGCCGCTGTAGCTGATTGAGCCGCCGCCGTTGTCTGTCCAGAGGCCGTCAGAACCGTCAGCGCCGTCTTGACTACCGGGCATCTGTAGCCACTTCTCGTCGTCCCAGAACAACACGAGTCCGTTAGTAGGGTTTAGCCACTGCATCCCCTCCACCTTGTCTGTAGGCTCTGTCTCTGAGATAACCATGCCAGCACCAGCACCGCCAGATTCAGCATCCCATACCCACTTACCATCAACCTCTACCCAGCCATGCTGTGAGGGATCGGCTATTACTCTCTGGTTCATTCTGCAATCTCCTGCGTGGCAATCTCATGCTCCAAGCCCTCTATGAGGCCGCCTATGGCATCAGCCAATGCGTCCCTCATGCCCTCAAGGGTTGTCTCGTCCTTGGTGGCGTTTCGCAGGGTAGATAGGGTGCTGATGAGTTTACGTGTGCCTATGATGGGGTCACCGTTCATGGCAAACCCACCGCCGTGCATTGATCGTAGGTCTTGGGTAGTGGACTTGATGATTATGTGTCCTACCGAGCTAGAGTCTACTGCAGACGCGTTTGAACTAATGATGATGCCGTTAGCGGCTTGGTTGCTCCTCCCCGCATATCGACCTATCGCAACAGAATACTGACCTTGATTCGTCCTGCCCGCTTGGTCGCCAACCCCTACGGCTCCCACCGACTGCGAGGTTTCTCCAGCATTGACTCCTACAGCCGTGGAGTAAGCTCCCTGATCTGTCTTGCCAGCACCGTCACCGAGTGCGGTGGCATAGTCTCCTTGACTTGTCTGTCCTGCTTTCTTACCAACAGCAACAGCCTCAGCGCCTTGGTTTGACTCACCCGCCCACACACCAACAGCAACAGCACTAACACTTTGGTCGTTCATGCCAGCCCTGTAGCCGACACCGACAGCGTAATCCCCAGCACCAGCCTTAGCCGCCAGTAGGTCGCCGTTGACCGTTACCGTGCCGCCGCTATCTACAACAAGGGCATCTTGTGCGTAATAACCGCCTGATGGATTTTTAGCACTAAGCCTAATGCTGTCTACCGCGCCAGCCTGTAAATCCCACTCCCAAAGAGCCGTTGTGCCTGTCTTTCCGATGGTCAGCGGAGTCTCTGAATTAGCGTTGATACCCACATTGCCGTCAGCGTCGATGGTCATTCTGACATCGTCGTTTATCCGAAATGCCATCTCGTCATTGAGGTGGTTGTACGCAATGCCTCCTGCCGCCGTAGCGTCCTCATCGCTGAACCAGAGAGCCTGCTCCTTACCGCTGGGTGTTGAAATCTGTATAGCGGCGTGGTTATTGCTTTCCAACAAAAGATCGGTGTAAGGATGAGAGGAGCCGCCAGAACCGGAGCCTATTACGACATCACCGTCATAGCTAATTGAGTTGCCGCCGTTGTCAGTCCAGAGGCCGTCTACACCGCTCGCTCCATCCTTTCCTCCGGGTTGCTGGAGCCAGTTAGCACCATCGTAGATCCACATGGTGGCATCGCCATCAGCAGGCACTTCCATCCACTGCTGGCCTTCCTGTGGGTTTGCAGGGGGTGTGTCGCCAATGTGTACAGATGAGCCAGTGTCTTCAATTTCTGACCAATTTGCGTCTTTACGGGCGTACTGCTTTCCGTCCTCTGGCGCTTCTTCTATCGTACCACTGAGGTCTAAGTCATCAATCTGATTCTGTAAGTCAGCATCAGCATCTATTCTCTCTTGTTTTTCTGTGTCTAGGGCATCTTGAAGTCCGTCAATCCCCTCAATATCAGACCCTAGCTGGACAACGTTTCCATCAGGATCTTTTGAATAAATTCGTTTGTTTTTTAAATCTACAGCAAGCTCACCCTGAACTAAGTCAGTGTCCAGAGGCACATCCTCGCCATGTTTTGAGATGATAGTGGTAGCCATTGACTACTCCTGACAGTTAGGGGGAAAAGAAAAGGGGCCATTGCTGACCCCTGTGGTACTAGTCTTAAGCGGCTACGCCCAAGATGAGACCAGCCTCAGGACGGTAAGTTTCGATACCGTACAGAGTGTCAGCAGTGTACAGAGTTGAGAGGTACTCCTGCTTGTACTGGGTTTGCGAACGTACAGCCATCTGCTCCGCGAGGACAATAGCGTCTTTGTGGAAGAACAAGCAACCACGTACACCAGTGTCCATAGTGGGGCAGTTAGACGATACGTATACGTCTACACCGTAGAGGTTACCGATGAGGCCTGACTCTACAGAACGACCGTTAACAAAGTCGCTAGAGACGTAACGATCAATACCCATGATGTCACGACGAGCCGCAGGTGGGATTACCAACGCACGGTTGTCCATAGGTACGTCAGCATCGTCGAGGACCTTGATAGCCTCACGGAAGCCTTCGTCGTTAAACGCTTCAGCAGTGCCGCCTGCAGTGAAAGGCACAACAGTGTCAGCATCAAACATCCAGCTAGCAGAGTTGACCCAATCAGCCGCCACAGGGCTTACCTTACGAGTACCGTCTCCGAAACCAGTGGCGCAGTTAATGAGGTCAGTGTCTACTTGGACAGCCAACTGATAACCAGCGTCTTCTGTGTAGAACTGTCGCAGAGTGGTCAGAGCCTGTACTTCTACGATGTCCTCAATCAGACGCGAGTACTCAAAGTGACGGTCCACAGCAATCGTGAGTTCCTGCTCCACGTTAGCCTGAATCGTAACCGCAGTGTCAGCTACTTTAGCGTTAGCTTCGCCACGGATGGGCTTAGGCACGTGAATCAGGTCACCCTTCTTGCCCGACATAGACATACGCTTGACGAGAGGAGCCATCTTGAGGTTCTTTTGATAGGCGGCAATTACCTCATCACTCCAGATTTCTGGGATGAAAGTGTCTGCCGCTGTTTTGTTGACGATTGAACCACCGCCAACTGTACCGGGATACGCTTGTTCAGCCATGATATTTCTCCTTTAGGCTATCGAACGCGACCCTCGGCGTACGCCTTCAGAAGTTCGTCTGAGAGGGCTTGATATCGCTCTGGGTCGGTTTTCATAAGTTTAATAATGTCAGCACGACGATAAACCTTCTTACGTGACCCTTCTGCTGATCCACGAGCGTTGCCTGTGCTCGCTGACTTTACTGCACTCTTACGGGCGGCTTTTTCAGCCTGTGCGGTCTGTTGAACTACTTGGTTACGTTCTTTCCAGTTACTAAATAGTTCGTGAGCCGCATCGTAATCGTACTGCTGGTCAGCTTGTACAAACAAGTGTGTTCGAACTTTAGACCCCTTGATCCACTCAGCAAACTTAGGATCTTGAAGCACTGCTTCCATATCCGGGTGTTGCTGTTTAAGTTGTGCCATAGTAGACTGCTTTTTAGCTAGTGCAGTGTACTCTTGCGCCTCTCGTATCTTCGGGTGATTGTCTATCGCTCTACTAACAGCCGTCTTAGGATCAACAAAGAAATCTACATCATCATCTTCATCGTCTAGTTGTTGCTGTGGTTGAGGTGCTGGTTTTTCTGAGAGTTGTGTTTGGATGTAGTCATCAACAACACCACGTAGATCACCTATCTCCGTACTCTGTTTGCCTGTAAACTTCTCAAGCTCTTGGTGCATCTGCACAAGTTCTTCTACAGACTTACCTTGGTACTTTTCCGGTAACTCAGGCTCCTGAGGTTGTTCCTCTTGCTCTTGAGGAGTCTCTGTGGTATCCTGTGTGTCTAACTGATCTACTGGTTCTTGATCTTCATCCTTACGCTCATCAATAAGTGTCGCTCTTGACATTGTAAACTTACCCCGCCTTCATAGGTTATGGAGAAATAAAATGGAAGTTGCCCCGTAGGATTTCCGTTAGTTGGTCCCAGCCTTCTGATGCTCCTTGACCCACTTCATGTGCCTACCGGGGAAATCCCCAGAAGCACCCTCTAGGATGTTGGAGGTGGCTGAGACAATCTTTGTAGCGTTAGCACCACATCCGCACCTACTGGACGTAGTACCTGACTCTACAAATTCTTCAAATATGTGACCGTTGGTACACTTAAACTCAAATACCTTAATCATCTTCTTCAGGAGCCTTAGTCGCTTCTTCGTAGTTAGTAGTCATTATGTTTTCTAAGTTGAGTAAGTGGGCTAGTACGTTTAGTTGTCCCTTACGAAACTGTAGATCCTCTGCATCTTTAGTAGCTTCTACAGAGTTAATGTTGGCTACGTTGCCACCAAAGTCCTCCATTAGTTGTTTCCAACCGTCTGTCATAAAAAGACTAAAGTAATTGTCGTAGTACTTCTGTGTTTCTTGGTCCACTTGAGGCCTCTTAGGTTGTCTCTGGTTAATGATATGTTCCTTAGATTACCCTATTATTATACCATACTTTTACTCAAAAGTCAAGCTTTTTCTTTAGTTTTGGTATTATTACCACTCTTGGGCTTACTCAGGTCCTCTAGTTTAGTCTCTAAAGCCTTCACACGCACCTCTAAGGACTCAAAAGCCCCATTGATCTGCTTGAGTAGGTTATTGATTTCAGTCTGTGTCATTAACATTATTTCTGCTCCAAACAGCCAAACAACTCAATGTGAAACTTGTCACCATCAGCAACAGCTACGTCTCGCCCAAATATATCTTCCAAGACAAACTCTAGGATGTCACCATCCT